TGCTCGACCAGCACCACTGGCCTCTAATCTGGAAGTCACTTGATCACGGCGGGGGGCGAGCAATCGTTCCCCCGCCCTATCAGGTGAAATCCAAGAAAAACAAGGGCCATGCCGTATTCTCCAATACCCCCTAATTTAAGCACGTCACAATACCAGCAGTTGGTGTTGGAGTTGTTGAACAACATTGGTGGGCCGGGCGCGTTAGACATTCAGCCTCCAATCTTGAGCACGTCTGACTTTCGTCATTTAGTGCTTTATGCCCTAAATTACATCGCCACAAATGGCACAGCGCCGTCTGGAACAGCGGGAGGAGATCTTTCAGGGTTGTATCCGTCTCCGACGATCAAATCGTCTGTTAATCTGACGGGCACACCAACAGCCGCCACTGCTCCACTAGGAACAAACACGCTCCAGCTTGCTACAACAGCGTTTGTTCAGGCCGCTATAGCAGGAGGAACAGGCAATGCAGACAATCTGATCGCTACAGTAGTCAACGCAGATTCAGTAACTCTGACTCGCGGAACTGTTGTTTATGCATTCGGTTCCACGGGGAACAAACTTTCGGTCAAACGGGCTGACAATACTACTGATGCCACTTCAGCAACCACTCTAGGATTTATTAATGACACTAGCTTGGCCGCTGGAGCGCAGGGAACTATTACCCTGTATGGTTCGATGGATCAGCTTAATTTAGGTTCTCCATTCAATGATGGAGATCCGATCTATTTGGGAACCAACGGCGCATATCAAAAAACCAAGCCCGTTGCCCCTGCTCATAGCGTATTTCTTGGAGTTGTAGAGCGATCCAACGCAGGAAACGGCATTGCCTACGTCAAAGTTCAAAATGGGTATGAACTAGATGAGCTACATGACGTTTTGATTACTGGCGCTGTTTTGGGTCAGATTTTGCGATATGATGGATCTCTTTGGAGAAACGTCACACCTACGGCAAGTAACGTAAATGCTCCAGCAACTATTGGAGGACATCATGCCACTGGATTGAATCCAGCGCTTGGAGGGCAAACATACTATTTCGGCTATCCGCACGATGCTGTTGCCGCCGTTTCAGCTACTGAGCGCGGATTTCGATTCCCCTACGCAGGGACAATTGTTGCAGCAAATGCGACTATTTCGGTGGGTGGAACTGTTGGAGCAGGCCATGCAACAACTGCTACAATCGGAATTTATAACAAAACCACTGCAACATTTACTAGCTTCGGATTTACTGGTCTGAATTATGCCTCTGCACAGTCTTCTTATCAAAATTCTGGGTTGAGCATTGCCGTGAACACTACTAACGAATATGCGTTTTATGTGATTGTGCCAAGCCACACAACGGCACCTACTGCTGTTAGGCATTACGCAAATATATTTTGGACAAGAACATGAGCGACACATACAAAATAGAAAGCTATACCTACACAGATCCTCAGTCTGGTCAGCAAAAGACGGGGTATCTGAAGGTATTTTATAACGCTCAGGGCGAACCAACAGGCCAAGAAGATGAGTATTATGGCATGGGCGCTGAAGAATGGCTTGTTTATAATGGATTTACATCGCTCAGGCTCCTGACTCTTCTAGACCTTGAAGGAAAGCTGACCGCAGCGGGTAAAACGTCTCCAAAAGTAAATTCAATCAGAGCGTGGATTAATTCAATCCTAATGGAATATGCGGTTGACCAAGCTGACAGGCTGACTTGGGACGCCCCTGATTACACTTTTCAAGAAACAGTCCAAGAAGCGCTGACAATTCTTAATTCGTAGCATTTATGAACCCTCAAGCAGTAATTGAAACCGTTAATCTAGCCGCGCATCAGAGTGACAAGTGGTTGTTTGTAGCCCTGATTGTTGTCGGATTATTTTCTGCTTTTTGGCTGTTTAAATACTTCACTGGAAGGATTGATGCTCTTCAAAAAAGAATGGACGAACAGGCCGCAGATTTCATCGATCATCTCAAGATCGCCAATAAGGATATGCTTGAGGTCATCAATACAGCACACAAAACCATCAGTTTAAACACGGCGCTGATGGAGCGAGTAGAAAGGCGCTTGTCTGGAACGTGAAACCAAAAACAGCAGCTTCACTTTTGATCTGCGTAGTTCTTGCAATCATAATTACCCTCTTCTTAACGTCCTGCGTAAGCATTCCTGTTCCCCCAGCAGGGGAAAACTCTGGAAAACTTGGCAGACTTGAACTGAAACTTGTTTTTACACCGAATGTCTCAGGGGCAATTGACTACCTCTGGAGCAAACAACAACCAAAACCAACATCATCAAAATGAAAAACCTACTCAGCACTGTTCTGGAGCGTTTGACCGAAAATTCTACGTGGAGAGGAATTATCCTTCTCACTACGGCTGCCGGCTTGCGCCTTGAGCCTGAATTGCAGAACCAAATCATTGCCGCTGGCCTCGCTCTCGTCGGCTTGATCAATGTGATTCGCAAGGGCAATAAATGAAGATTGTGCCCCCATCCAAACCGCTGCAAAGCCGCAAAGAAACCGAAAGGCTTCTGAAGAAGGCTGGCGTGATCGATCAGGTCGCCCTAGTGGGGATCAGGGGGTATTACAAAAATTCGATGGGGAAGAGAAATCGCAACGATATTGGTATTTATGATGACGGGATTTTTATCCTGTCGCCTCAGGCGTATGCATCATTCAATGCCAATACCGACCCATCACGGCTGAAACCCGCCATTGCTACGCTGAAGGCGGGAGTTCACCGTTATAAAAAGGGCAGGCACGGAATATCCAGAGGTGCTGGATATCCTGCCCTGCGCCCTGCTACGCAGGGCGAAACTTTGCCAGTGAAGCGATACAACGCCAAGACGGATAGCTACTACGATGGCGTTGGGATCGCGATTAACATCCATAAGGGGTCTTATAACTCCACGTCATCTGCCGGGTGCCAAACGATCTACCCGTCCCAATGGGCTGCATTTATTAATCTGGTCTACGGAGAAATGGATCGCTACGGACAGAAAACCATTCCATACTTGCTTGTAGAAAACGCCTAACGAGGATCAATCATATGTCTTGCAACGACAACAACATTTACAAATCTTCATGCTGCCCTGACACGCCTTATCCAACGGTTCAGCATGAAAGTGTTCCTTCCCTAATCGACAATCTTGTCAACGCTCTCTACGGAGAGATTACTAAAACGGTTTCTGGTGGTCGCGTTGTTTGGGATATTCCGTGCGACCCGACACAAAGCCCCGCCGAGGTTCCTACTATTCCGCGAGAACAAGGAGAAGGACTCCTGTGCTATCTGATGCGGATTTTCCAGAATACTGTCGGTCAGTATTCTCCGTTTCAGTATTGGTCATACGCAGGAACGGGTGCCCTTAATACGTTTTCACTTCCTCCAAGCACAAACACTCTTAGGTCGAGCTACTTGGTCTACCTCAATGGGGTTGTGCAGCCTCCCACGGCTTATACTATTTCCAATACAGTTCCAGTTAACATCGTATTTACAACTCCTCCAGCAAATGGAGCGGCTATCACAATTGTTAATTTAGGATATCAACCCCCCGGAGTAATTCAGGACGTTACCCAGAGTGACGCAACTCCCACGGGCAGCAGTCAGACACAAACTGTCGGCGCTTGGCTGGCATACTTGCTTGCACAATTGGCAACAAAGCTAACCGTTCCAGCAATTCCTCCGTCTGGTCTGTATCAACTTACATCACTAAACGGAACGGTGCTCTGGCAGGCGTTCACGCAGTTGCCAGCAGATCCGCTGCCGGGCACCAAGTATCTCACGTCTGCTGGACTAAATGCTCCTCCTATTTGGGGCACTATTCCTAAAGAATTGCCGCCGCTACCGGGTGGCCCAATTCAACAGGTCTTAACAGCGCCCCCAAATGGAGCGCCTGCTGTGTGGCAAAGTTTGCCATCTTTGTCGATTGGCCCAATTACAACGCAGGGAACTACCACTCCGAGATATTTGGAAGACCGATTTGCGGATAGTATCAAAGTTGAAGATTTCGGAGCTAAAGGAAGTTTTAAACAGGCAAATACTGCTGCAATGAGCAGCGGAAGTGATTTGGTAACCGTTGCTGGAGCAAACTTCACTGCAGCCGATCTTGGATTGATCATGGAAGTTCGCGGAGCAGGAAATGCAAACACGTATATTCCAGAACGCCAAAACTTGCGCGGAACGATTGTTCAAGTTGTTTCAACAACGCAAGTCAGGCTTAATGTTACTTCTCAAGCCAACGTGAGCAACAAGCGAGTTTATTGGGGATATGAAGACAGTGCCGCCCTTCAGGCTGCTTTGGACTATGCAGTGACAAAAGGCATTTCCGTTGTTGAGTTTGAGCCTAAAACTTATTGGGTTGATCAATTCAAGGCTTCTACGGCCAAATACCCCGGCTCAGCGCAGGGGTCGAACTGTCTTGAAATAAGAAATGGAACGGTAGACACAAAACTTACTATTCGCGGAAATGGGGCAACTATATTTGGGACGAATACAAACAGCCCGAATTGCGGCGGGATGATTCATGTTAACTCGCGCCTTAATCGTTTGATTTTAGAAGATCTCCGCATTGAATGGGACGATCAAAGGAGAAGCAATTGGTATACCGCTTGGGCTTTTAATATGTATCCAGTTAGTTCCGACAGGATTGAGCTTGTAGCTTTCAGGAACTGCCAATTTGTAAATTGTCAATATTTTGGATACATCAGAAATATTTTCCCCGGCCCCGGCTATCAACGGGATACATACGGAAAGATTGAAATTGCGGAATGGACAAACTGTGAATTTTTATATCCACACGCATCGTGCATTCTTTACGGATCAACTGATCCAGCACTTACAGGATATCCAGAAGCATCAGGACAAACCGTCAACCTGAGTCAATGGGTTCGTCAGGCAAAGTTTATCAACTGTTATGGAGAGGGATGCCGAGATGGAATTATTCCGAACGATGTAAACGGCCCCAAAGATGGATTTAACTATGTGTGCGCTATCAACACAACATTCGACGGCTGCACATTCAAGAATTATGCTATTGAAGTTTTAATTTCTGAGCTTGGTGGAGAAGCAATGATGTGTAGGTGTGACGGAACACCCGGCTATGTTCAGCCTGCTATCGGACAAAACGTGACCATAACGCTTAACGGACAAGCGTTTGGCCCTCCAAATTTGAATGATATCAAAGCAGGAGATGTTGTTTGGATTCAAAGGTATACTTGGCCTAATTCCGAATTCGCGGGAGTCTATGAAGCACAGCAAAATTTAACAGCAGCCCAAGTAGGCACTAATGGCACAACTTTGCTTCTTAAAAGGCTTGATGAGTCGCAGTGGTGGGTTGGGCAATCATATGAAAAAGCGTATCAGCCCCTAAACGCTGGAGATGTCATCAACCAAACCTTTGTTCTTATCCCAATCAATTTGGTAGACTCGCGTTGGACGTGCAAAGAAAATACTTGCACCGTTACTGGATGCACTTTTGCGAGCGAACCAGTAGTTAGGGCGGCTGGCGCAAACCCTCCGTATCCATATCACAATGACGCTCCAACATTTAGAAATAAGCGCGTTCGCGGGACATTCAATGACAATATTGTTCTAAACTCATCTTGGTTGATGGACTTGCAGGACGAAGGAAGTGCTGGAATGAAGGGCAGCACGGTTGTTACTGGAAATGTGTTCACTACATATCTAAATCTGAACAAATACAACAACCCCGGCCAAAACCCATGGGATGGAACAAATGGAATATTTCTAAGACAAGAAGGAAGTATAGTTTCCAACAATACCTTCCAATATGAAACGCAGTTGCACGTAGGCACTTGTATATTTGTTGGCGTAGATAATGCCACCATTACAAATAACAAATTTGATATTGTAGCAAGAAACCTGTCACAACGCAAATTCGCGACATCTTTGGTTCAAGGCAATTTGAATAGCGGCCCTGCTGCCGTTGTGATTACTTGCAACAATCACGGGGTTACCGAGGGGCAAAACATATGGATAAGTGATTCAAACACGGGCGGAGAGGTTTATGGATCGTTTTTTGCAACGGATGTTACGCCAAACACATTCAAATATCCGTTTCGCTCAATTACGTTCTCAGGAACGTATGCTGTAATTGACAAGCATCCGACAAAGTCGGCAATTATTCTGTATAACCCCGTTTCCCCAACGCTCAGTTATTATCACATGAGCGTTAAAGATAACTGGATTAACAATTTTGACTATTTGATTGCTGGGCAAGAAGGAAACTGTCTCGTTTTTGATGGCCCGAACAGGGGAACCCCATACAGAAACGGCTTTACGAGCGGTTCAGATGTTCGTCTGCGGCATCATATTGTTGATTTCATGCCGATGGCAAATGGATGGTATCGGTTCATTTACGGCTGGGAAAATCGAAGCCTGATTAATCAAATTTGTCAGGGCAAGGTCAACGTGTTGGGACTTGAATTCGACATAAGTATGTCGGCGCAAGATAATAACTCAATCAATGTTCGATCAAATCCGCTTGCACCATATTCAGCGGGTGACAATTCTCTTCCTATTAGCAAAATACGATTTATGAGGGGCGGCGGAAGAGCGTTTCTTGATCTTTACGTCCAGAATTTTAATCACTGGAAAGATTGGCTTGGTCGCTTTATGCTGAGCGAAATTTATTCGTCTAGCGACAGAGGAGCGTTGCCACTTTGTCCCGCGAAGCCGTCACAGAAGATAACGGCTATTGCAGCATCTGGTGGAGACGCGCTAGTTACTAGCGCTAATCATGGCTTCTATAACGGATGCTTGATTTACGTAAGCGACAGTAACAGCACTCCGACAATTGATGGAGTGAGGACTGTATCTAACGCAACGCAAAACACGTTTACTATTTCAGGAATTACCATAACCACACCCGGAACTGCTGGTGAAGCGTTCGACAATGAGTTTAATACCATTTCTAGCTTTTCGGAACTTACGCTGACAAAGGACATTGCTATGGCGCTTACCCGTGGATCTATTCAGCTTGGCGCCGGTCAAATTCTTCATGGAACTGGCGTTCCTTCTACCGCTGCTCCGACAGGATCAATATTCATCAGGTCTGACGGCGATCACTCAACCACAATCTATGTTCGCGCCAGCGGATCATGGAAACCACTAGCAGCATATGATCCTTAAAAATTCACTTATTGCACTATTGATCACGTCAGTCTCTGCATTTGCTCAGGGGCTGACGGGAGTCATGGTTAACTCTAACGGAGTTGTCCAGCGACCAACTAATTTTATTGCAGCCAACAATATAGCAACCAACGAAGCTGGCGCTGAAATTAGTTTTGTGTTTCCCGTAGGAGCGGGAACATTGGAAAATTTTGTTCAGGGAGTAAACACGGTGGCCGCTGGAACAAATAGCGTGATTAGTTTTGGAATAGATGGAACGACTACAAATGCAAGAGGATTAGTTCGCATGGTGGAAGCGGTAAATGCTATGGGAACCGCAGGGACGGGAACCGATTGGACGGACGAAATGCATTTCTATATGAACTTGGACGGAATAGTTAGGCTGACCAATACTGGATCTGTCTGGAGAACCGTTATAGGAGGATATACTTTTGGCGCATCTTCAAATATTGCTGAATATCCAACAAACAAAGCCGTTGGTTTAGAAATTCAAAGTTTTGGCGGCCCAGCCATTATAACAAACCGAGCTAGGTTGATTGCTCACAATGGCACAAGCGCGACTAACGGCGAATGGGTTGTTATTGGAGATGTTTTTCAAAAATTCAACATTTTAATCAAGCACAAAGGAACTAATGGCGTAATAGAACTTTGGCACTCACAAAATTGGAACCAGCCAACAAACAATACAAACGCTACGCTTACAGGTGGGCCAACATCGTCTGCTGTTGGCGCATTTCAAGCGTGGGACGCTGGATATTTCCAGCCAAATACAAATGCTGGCAACTCAGGATTAACAATTTGGAGAGCATATTGGCAGCACGTCAAAGCAAACTAAAATTATGCCATACGAAAAATCAGAAATACCCCTTCCCGAAGGCTTTGTAAGCCTTGGAGAAGATCTCCCAAAGAAGATGGATCGGGCATTGGCTTCATGGTCAAATGAATCCAGCGAAAGCAAAGTTTACTACCCGTCTCTTTATTTTGAGAACGCGAAAGGCTTGAAAGATATGCCTTCTGAGGGAACCGCTATGATCCGCTACAAGAAGGTCATGGAAAAAACTGAATCTGTGAAAACCGATAACGGAACAGAGAAGCGCTATTCCGTCGAACTTTGTATTTGCGGCATTAAGCCTGAAGAAGATCTTTCAGAAGAAACTGAAGAAGAAATGGATGACGAGGACGCGATTGAAAGCGGCCTTGCCGAAGCAGAAAACGAAACTGAAGACGAAGAGTCTGAAGAAGAGGAAGAAGATTAATATGGCTAAACCAAATACCCCGAATATGGCTCCCATGCCGCCAATGCCAGAAGGAGCACCTATGCCTGCCGCTTCCGCTGACGCTGGAACCGTCATGGTGAGCGTCCCGAAAAACGCTTTCATGGAGATCCACAACATCGTTGTTCAGCTTGCAACAGCCCTAGACGCTCTCGCTCTAGAGGTTGAAGCCGCTTCTGGCGGAGCAGGCGCAATGGCACCAGAAATGGCTGCTGGAGCGCCCCCAATGCCTGCAGGAGCACCTTCCGATGCCGATCTGGAAGCGTTTGCCGCTGAGCTAAATCAACGTGGAGCGATGTAGCCGCCATGTTTGTCTCGCAAATCTTTGACGAGGCAGCAGAAATCCTTGGGACTACTGACAAAACCAAGGTTTTTCGGAAACTGACTCAGTCGATCCAGACCCTAATGGAGTCTGGTCACTGGACGCATTCAACGGCTGAGGTCGATATCTGCACTGGATGGGATCGATGCACGGTGACGCTTCCAAGGGGCATTGAAACTCCTCTTGCCGTTAATACTGATGGCAGTCCGCTGTATTTCCGAAACAGGCTTTTCCAATATCACGTAAATAAGGGCGGGATGTATAGCTCCGTTCCTTGGGCATGGGATGATCGTGGCTTTGTGGCAACGATGATGGACATCATCCAGCCATCGCAGCTTATCGCAATTGCCGAAGTGTCAAATGATGCAGGCAAACAACTGCGCGTCCTTGGAACTGATCAATATAACGCCACACTGAGAAGCCAGACCCCTGACGGGCAAGGGGTTGACGGATTATACGTCCCGATTTATAGCCCAGAAGATTTCCCCCTAGGAACCATTCTGCCGCCTGACGTGACGGTAAGAACGAGAGATGCGGCAATTTCTCCGCTTGGATTGTTCCAGACGGCAACTCCGCACACATTGGATTCTGGTCAGTCAGTGATTATTTCGCCTATCGGCGGAGTGGTTCCTCCTCCCCTTAAAGACGGTCAAATTTATTACGTTGGCGTTGTCAGCCCAACACTGGTTCAACTGTATGAAGATCCTCTGAACGCTCAGGCTGGCAATTACCCGATAAACCTTCAGAGCATTGTGGGGGTTTCCTCACTGAGGCTGTTAGACAAAAAACCAAGTCGCGTGGTCACGGCACTTTCGTTGTCGGCAACTCCCGCAATCGCTCTTGATACAGCTAATCCAATCAATTTCCCCGGCAACATTTTGCCGTCTCCCCTGAAATCTAAGGTGACATATTTTGCAAATCTGATCACCCCGACAAATTTGCAGATTTTCGATTCAATTGCAGATGCGACAAACAATACGAACCCGATTTACACAACGGGATCTACGTCTGCCATAAACGTGGATTTGCAAAAGCCAATCGCCCCACAAACCAAGATGACATTTGCTGTGCCGCATGGTTTCACAACGGGAGATCAGGTTCAGGCAACTACCAACGGAGGAATTTTGCCTCAGCCTCTTGTGGCTGGAACGAATTACTACGTCAGAGCCGTCAACTCGACAACCGTCACGATTCATCCAACGTCATCTGACGCGCTGAACGACACAAATCCGATTAATTTGATCACTTCAGGAAGTGGAACGAATTCTCTTGTAAAACTGATTCCAGCAACTGTTGCCATTGGAACGCAAAGTAACATTCTGGCCGAAGGCGTTTCTCTACCGAACCCTTCAGGATCTGGAGCGCAAGCAAAAGGGGTTCCGTCAGGAATTATTACTGGCGTCAACGTGACCGCTCCGGGGTCTGGTTATACCTCTGCCCCAACAGTAACGGTTGATGACACTGGAGGTGCTGGATACGTCCAAAACCAAGTTGGCATTGAAATCGACAGCACTTTTACCACTCAGGCGACTTTCAATATTACAGTAACGGGTGGTCGCGTTGCATCGATTGGCGTTGTTAGCCCCGGCAGCGGTTACCAGCCGAATGCTACTGTCACAATTACCGATTTGAGCATTGCTAAAGCTGGCAAGGGCGCAAAAGCCACTATCAACGGCTTAGATATCAATGGCGGAATTACAGGCATCACGCTGCAGGCTGTTGGCTCTGGTGCCATCATATCTGCGACCATCAACAATACGTCGAATGTAGTCAATGGCTTGATCATTAACAGCCCCGGCGAAGGGTATGTCATTCCTCCTAGGCTCACATTTACTGGCGGCGGCGGAAGCAATGCGGCTGGAACTTGTTCAATCACTACATCATTTTTGGACTATATTGAAGTAACAAACGGCGGATCCAACTATACGCAAGCTCCCGCCGTAACAATTAGCGGCGGCGGCGGAACTGGCGCTACAGCTACTGCTACGGTTTCCAATGGACAGCTTGTCAGGGTTAACGTGGTAACAAAAGGCACTGGATACACTGGAAGTCCGACAATCACCTTTACACCGTCTACTGGCGTTTTTGTTTCGTTTACCACAACGGGAACATTTCCTAGTCCGATTACTCAGGGCGCTTCATACCGCGCCGAGCAACCGTTTTCTTCCTCCAGCTTCACAATTACCAACGTCGATTATAGCCCCGTAAATATTACAAGCGTTGGAACGGGACAGTTTTATGTGCTTATTTCCCGCGCATTCGCGGTTGGATTTACAAATCGATGGGTTGGAGACTTTGATGGATTAACCACTGGTCAGGGAATTTATTTTGCTTCTGACTACAATCTTCCGAGCACAACTCCAGCAATCGACAAGGGCACAACTCAATTTTTCTTAAACATTGATGCAGGCAACGAAACTGCGCGTATTTACAATTCTCAACCAGCGGCAAATGCTGGCGGGTCAACAGGTCTGATTAACGTAACTGCATTTGGAACTGGTCAGGCATATTATGCACTGCGCGTATCTGCTACACCGTCTCCGTTTGAAAACAGGATCAATCCGAACAGCGTTCAATTTCTTCAAGACGGCGAAATTGTCAGATTTTCCACTTCTGGAACTCTTCCAGCGCCACTTCAGGCCGCTACAAATTACACGATCAAGATTTTTGGTGACGATATCAAGGTGTATTCCAACAACAACTTGGTAACGATCACCACTCCGGGCACGGGGCAGCTTAGCCTCGACTTGGATAGGACGGTAACAGCGGTTCCCTCCACTAAAATTGTGGAATCGGCATCGCTTTACTCGACAGGACAAGCCATCACGGTTCGTCCGAGAGACGGGGATTCTCTTCCTAATCCTCTGGTTGCGGGGGCGAATTACTACGTCAGAAAGTTGGATTCTGACGAGTTTGAACTGTATCAAACCGAGGCTCAGGCGCGGAACCTTGCCTCAACAGTTGGCCGCATTTCATACCAAACAGCGGGAAACACAGCGGACAGCACGTTCATCATTGATTCGATTCAGCCTCCTACTTTGGTTAAATCGGTTCAACAAATTGAAAAACCAAAAACGGACGGATTTGTTTCGCTGTATGCCTATGATTACGGGCGAAGCAATGACATGACCCTTATCGGTCAATATCATCCTGCTGATGTTAACCCTCAATACAGAAGGATTCGTCTTGGGAGTCCTTGCGCTTGGGCAAGGGTTATTTATCGGATCAAGCATCCGACGATTGAATCTTTGTATGACTTCATTCCTTTGGAGAATGAACGGGCAATTCTTGCAGCGCTTCACGCTGTAGACTTGGAAGACAAAGACTTTGCAGAACAGGCGCAACGCTATTGGACTATCGCAATAGCTTACCTGAAAAACCAACAAGAGAGCATTGACGGACACGCAATGGCTACCCCCCAAATCAACAATATAGTTTACGGGGATGGCTCTGACGTGATTATGCGATGAAGTCCGACCAAATCAACGCAGGCAGGCTTACCAAGAGCACTGCTGGTTGGGTTCAGGGCGTCAATAGCGTCAGAAATGCGTGGGCGCTTCCAGAAAACCAATTAAAATGGGGCGTTAATATCACGGTGCGCGGCGGCATTGCCCAAACGCGACCCGGCTATGCGATGCGCCTGTCTTTGCCGCCGGGGAATTTGCAGGGCGGAATATTCTTTGCCGCAAATAAACAGTTTCAGGCAGCGGAAAAGAAAACAGTGAACGGTCAACTTATTACCGTTCCGAGGCAAATCTTTGACGTGAACGGAAGCGGAGTTGCCAAAGATGAACTCACATACATGGTATTTGCGGTTAGCGGGAACGTCTATTTTGCGCCGTTCCCTCTTGAGCAACCCAAAGATTGGGAAGAATACAGGCTTGCTGGGATAAAAATGGACGAGGATGCCAGCCAGTGCATTTTCGCTTTGGGAACACGATCAGCCACAACATCAACTGGAGGCGATACAACGGTCACGCCATCGCATCGTATTGTGATGATTCAGGACGGTATTTCTGCTCCTGCGTATTGGGATGGATCTAACAAAACTGGTGTCCAAAGTGACAAAATTCCCGTGGGAACTTGGATGGCGTTTTCTGGGAATAGAATGTGGATCGCGGACAACAATCTTGTTTTGGCTTCTGATCTTGGCGACCCGACAAGTTGGCTTGAGCGAACATCTGGCGCTGGTCGCGGCGATTTCAGCTTTTCAAGGCCAGTTACAGGGCTTGTTTCGTATGTAGGACAAAACACCGACACCCGCCTGATTGTTTTCACTGACAGATCTACATTTTCTTTGGCTTCAGGAATTCTAGATCGTTCCGCTTGGGCATCCACAGCGAACTTCCAGAATACGCTTTATCCTACCGTTGGTTGCATTGCAGGCAAAAGCATCGCTTTCCAAGCTGGTCAAATGTGGTGGTATTCGCAAGGCGGGTTGGTTGCGGCTGACGTTGCTGCCGCGAGCTATCTCTCGTCACAGGTTTTGTATAAGGACGTGGAAATGGCGCGAACCAAACGCTACATGACGGGAAACCAAAGCCAAATTTGCGCCTCTTCGTTTGAAAACTATTTGCTCTATTCTGTTCCATATCTAGAGCCTGTAAATTCGGCCACAATGGTTTTGGACTATGCCGCTGCCTCTGAGTGGGGTCAGGCCAGAAACCCTGCGTGGTGCGGAGTCTGGGAGGGCACAAGGCCCGTAGAATGGACAACAGGAGTGGTAGACGGGCAACCTCGCTGCTTTCACTTCTCGCTGGAT